TGTTGATACACAACACTTTGAATTTGGAAACGAAGATATCAATTTTGATATGACCCACGAAATAAATTCGATTATAACGGGTTCTACGACAGGTTCTACGGGTTGGGGGATTGCATACGTCCCTCAAATAGAAAACATCACAGGACTCACCGTAACGTATTCTGTGGGGTTTTTTACAAGACATACACAAACATTCTATCAACCATTCTTACAAACCACATTTGATGATTTGATTGAAGACAATCGAGTCACCTTTGTACAAGGTAGAACAAACAAATTGTACTTGTATATTTTTGCTAATGGTGATTATCTAAATTTAGATCAAAATCCAATTGTAGACATTTTGGATCCTGATGATGAACCCATAGCAGGTTATACAGGTTTGACTACTTGTTTGGTCACCAAAGGTGTTTATGAGGTTGTAATTCCACCTTTATCGGGTTACAATACTCCTTGTCAATTTACAGATAAATGGACAAATATTATCGCGCAAGGTAATAATCTTGATGATGTTGAAAACCAATTTGTTTTACAATCCTCCTCGGCATTTTATCAGATTGGTAGTATATCTAAAGACCCACTATTGTATGGGTTTGATTTTAGTGGTATCAAACAAAATGAAAAAATTGTAAATACCGATATACGAAAAGTGATGGTGGTAATAAAACAAGCATATTCAAGTGCATATGTTTTACAAAACATAGAAGCTCAGTACCGAGTATATGTAAGAGAAGGACAAACAGAAGTAGAAGTTCAAGGGTGGACACCTATAAACCGAACACCTAACGAGTATTATTTTATTTTCGACACAAGAGATAAAATACCCAATGAATATTACGTTGACATCAAAGTGAATACTTCTGGACAAAAAGATACTTATAAAAGACAATTAACTTTTCAAATAGTAAACCAAAAATGAAAAAAATTATTTTAAACCAAAGTCAGTATAAATTATTAGAAAAATTAGTATCAGAACAAGAAGACAGATATATGTTTTTTTCTAATTTAGAACAAATTAGGGATCAAGCAAATGAATTGTTAAAATATGATAGAAATAAGGTAGAACAACTATTGGATAATGGTCACGACTGGGCTCAGGATCATGTTGCGTCATCAACAGAATCGATTGACCAAGTGTATGATTTTATGAAAAATAATTTCAACAATGAAACTAATATGATACAGGAACAACCAATGTTGACTAACAATATGAAAAGTTCAATAGAGTGTCTTAAAAGTATCAAGAAAGACATAAGTTGGCAAGAAGTATTACAATGGTTCAATGAAAATAATATTGATTATTTTGGTATGAATGATTTGGAAATGTACATAAAATATTTAGAGGAGAGATCAGATAGTAAACAACTACAGGTTCAAGAAGGTCGAAAAAAAACAGGAACAAAATTATGTGCAAGAGGTAAATCGGCAGCAAAAGCAAAATTTGATGTATATCCAAGTGCCTATGCTAACGGCTATGCGGTGCAAGTATGTAAAGGAAAAGTTAAAGGTTTGGATGGAAAAAAAAGATGTTCACCACCCTATTGTTGATTTGGATTATTCAGTCAAGTCTATTATATTTGTGGGACTAAACCAAACCATGAAAAAATTATACTTGAAAATCAAAAGGTACTTCAAAAAAATTTATATCCAAGGTCTGAGGTATTATAGGCCCAAAATGGAGTCTCGTTACGAAATAATTGCTCTCAAAATTTGTATGAATTTGATTGACGATGAATCGAGTGAACTTTTAATGACACCTATCACAAATAAAAGGTACATCAAAAACGAGTCCAAAAATTTGTTTGTCACTATTGATTCAGTTAATGTGAATATTGTAAATGACCATTGTGCTTATACAGTATTTATGAACGAATTTCTACACGGCAAACTCGTAGACAGATTCAATGAAAAAATTGAATTAAAAAGATCTATGATGGAAAAAAAAATAACCCAAAATATCAAATACTCACTCAGAGGTATTCTTCATTTTCTTGAATCGTAGGACATATTTCTTTGGCCATTTTTTTGGCGTCTTTTTCATCAATTAGTCCTATTCTAAACATAAGACAATAATATTTAGAATTTTGATCCAAGTGATCTTTGGCTATTTTTTTGGCCTTGGTAGGATTTTTAGTATGTTCCAATTCTACTAAAGTCCCTAATTCAAGCATTTGTTTTCTATTTATTGTTTCCTGCAGAAGATTTTTAATCATGGCTCTCATAGCCTCATTTTTTTTAGTTTTTTTGGGTTTATATGATGTGTATACAGGTTTTTGACCTTTACCTGATTGTGTGTCTTTTTTTTCTGCAGTTCTTTTTTGTTGACATGCGGCTTTCTTTTGTGCGTCAGTCATTCTTGATGCAACTCCTTTAGCTCTACATTTCGGATATGCACCTTTGTCAGTATCCCCTCTCCCACATGGTGGATGTCCACCACCCTCTTTTTTTCTACAAATATTAACCCAAGGTCCTTGTGGTTGTTTGGCTCCCTTTTTTTTCTTTTTGGTTCCAAACCAAACAGCTAAATCCTCCCTGAGTTGATTATTCATTTTTTTTGTGTATCTTACCATAAATACCTAGCGTATGGAAAATGAACAACAAAATTCAAAAATTTTAGGAACTTTATTTGGTTCCATAAATTATGACTCCGAAGAAAATTTGTCAAAATTTATTGATGAAATTAATTCTGCTCAAGCCGCTTATTGTATTCAACAAGCTCTGAATTATGCTCACATAAATGGAGTATTTTCACTAAAAGAAAGTGAAGTCATATCTAAATCTTTAAGAATTCTCATTCTTTCCTCTCCAAAATCTGAAACCTAAAAAAAAAGGGGACAATTTCTTGTCCCCTTTTCAATTACCATTGAGAAGATTAACGTAATTCTCTCAAATCGAAAGTACGGATACCGTCACAAGTCACACGACCATAGAAACGGTTGTTAACCATTTTCTTAGCGTATCTTGTCATTATACCTTTGATAGGTGTAAAGTTGAACGGATTGTACATAGTAGGTGTCAATTGTAGAGGTACATACGGAGCGTAAATGTAACCTGTGTCTAACAATGAAGTACCTTTGTGACCGATGATAAGTTGGTTTGGTGGGAAATATGGATCTCTGTAAACCTGATATCTACCGGATAGTGTACCAATTCTCTCAATACCCATGTTGTATTGATCTTGCTCAGGAGCTGCGTTTGATACGTGGAAATATTCCAAATCATCGAAGATCGCTGAAATCTCAGAAGAACAAACGATCCAGTTAGCACCACCTCTTAATGTCGACTTATGGATTTGTGCCGACAATTGGTTGATAGCGGTAATAAGGGTTTGGTTCCAATCTTTCTGAGTATAAGGAGTAGTTCCTGTAGAAGCTAATCTCTTCCAACCGTTGTAATCCCATCTCAAGTTCCAAGCGGCACCTTTTCTCAAATCTCTCAAAATTTCTCTGTCGATTTCAGCAGCAACTTGTTCAGAAAGAAGAGCTGTAAGCTCAGCTTCTGCATCAATGTTGTGGAACGCTGAAACGTCTTGAGCAAGTTCAGGAGACCATTGTGCTCTCAATTTACGTTCTGTTACAGATACTGTAACTGATTCTAAATCGAAAGAAACCTCACCGATTTGATCTTCGAATTCAAGTTCTTTATAAACTCTGTAAATCGCGATAAAGGCGTTGTTGGTTGTAGCTGTTGAAGCAAATGTTGATCCTGTGTAACCATCAGGTGTTGTTTGTCCACAAGAAATACATACAGGTTGTTGTAAATCAACCTCCAAATAAATAATACCATTCGCATCACAAACATTATTGTATGCACCGCCCGAATTGTTACCAATCGGCCAAGTGGTGTTGGTTTGTGAACCGTATTGAACGATACCTTTACCGTACTTTTGAGTTACCACTCTGAAAAGGTAAGGGTTACCATTACCAGGAGCTCGACTTGAAGTTGTAGCGTTACCATAAGCTCCGAAAATGTTCAAGCCTGAAAGGAATTCTTCGGTATCCATGGTATTACCATTTGGTCCGATTAATTGACCCGCACCAGCGTTTGAGAATCCACTCATCGCTAAAATTACTTTACGATAATCAGATGATGTGTATGCTGAAGGGACTAAAAATCCACTAGCATCCCAAGCAACTGTCATTGTTGTAGCAGTTGTTGCGGTCCATTTACCTTTAGAGTAGTCAAAAAGACCTGGAGGGTTTAATGTTGCCTCATCACCTTCATAAAATAAATCGTAAAGATCTTTTTGGTAATAAGGGTTATAAGTACCTGTGCTGTCCGCTGCAGTATAACCTGCATTTTGATTTCCTGGATAGTTACCAGGTGAACCAATTGGAGCATAGTGGTTACCACTATCACCTAACCATCCCAAATCATTTGGTGCTGTTCCACCCGAATAACCTTGAATTTTAGGAACAAAGTAGAACAATTTACCGATAGGTAAGTTCATTGCTTGTACCGATACGATATCGTTAGCTAAAAGTTTTGAGAAAACCCTTCTTACGATAGGAAATACAACGGTTTCAAAAGAACCACTGTCAGAAGTCGATGACGCTTCGTTTATCAAGAATGACGCTTGGTTCTCATATAACTGAGCAACGTTTTCTTTCATATGACCTTTTAGTCCTTCTAAGAACCCAAGTTTGTCCCACTTGTTGATTGTATCTTCTTTGATAACTTTAAGGTGTTTTAACCCAATGTTACCAACAAGACCGCTTTCTAATAATGCACCCATTTTTTTTTATTTAGTTTTGTTTATTTGTTTATTTTTTGCATGATATCCTTCATTCTCAAGAACTGAGGATTTTCATAAGTTTTTGATTCGATTAAATTTTGTGAAGAACCTGAACTATGTGTTTTTTCGATTTTTTCCATAGATTCAGTCACAACATTTTTCGAGGAATTTGTTAATTCGTTTTTAATTGAATTGTAAAGATTTTTGGATTCTTTGATTGATTCAACATCATCAAACCTTCTAAGAATGTTAATTTTTTCTTGTTTTGAAGTAGGATGTTCTGTGAACAATCTAGTTGCATAAGCCAAATTGGAATTGAAAACAGCAACCTCATTAAGTTTTTCTCTGAAGACATTCAAAGCTTTTTGATACTCAACATTCTTCTGTCTTAGAGATTGAACTTCTTCACTCACTGCCGAATTTGGAATTACTTTAGCTTTTGGTAAACCTTTTCTCAGTCCGTAATTTCTAGTTCCGTTACTTAGTGTTCTAGCGGCTTCTTTAGTTTCACCTTTTGAGAAAGCTCCGGCGATTCTTTTTTCCACAGCAGAAATGTCATGTTTCTTACCTTCCTTATATTCAAATTTCTTGGAAGAAAGATTCATTCCAGTACCTTTAGGTTTCATTTTACCAAAACCTTCATCTGTTTCAGTTTTTTTAGCTTTAGGGGCTGTTTTTTCACCTGGTCTATGGAAAGGACTGCGTTTTTTATCTTTACCAGTTTCAACTTTTTCTTTTTCTTTTGGTTTTGTAGTTGTAGATTCTTTGGTTTCAACTTTTGAACCTAATGGTTTACCGGCTTTCCAATTTGAAAACATTATTGGTTTCATACCACTTTTTGATTCATGCATAGATTCCTCCATATCTTCTTCATCGATTTCGTCATCTGTGTCTTCCTCATCCATAGAAATTTCATACACAACCTCATCCATTTCCTCATCCATTTCTTCAT